CAATGAATCCACAAATACCAATTATCACAAATATCTCCTTTTTGTAATAATAAAGTAATTTAACAAATAAGTCAAATAGTAATCAACCAATGACGAAATAGTAACCTTCTCTTGCACCGCCAATAAACATGTCAAGATCTTTTTCTAACTTCTCAACTTCCTCTTTACCAGCTGATTTTAAGTCGGTTCCATTCAATCCACCTGCTCCACCTGGTCCTGCTATTTGACCAAACTTACTACGTGCTTCACCTAAAATCACCTTACATGTGGCCAATGTATAGTCTTTAAACCATTGTGCAGCATAGGTGTCTTTGAGTAAGTGATCATCTGGTCTATAATTATATCCTCTGATTAAAATTTGCTCACCTTCACCATATGGACGTTGTAATATTCTTAATGTATGAGTAGTTGGAATCCACTGAAATTCAATGAAAGCACCAAACATTCTACCAACTAATTTTTGATATCCTGCAAACATTTCGTATGTGGCTATACCGCCTAGCATGGTACTGTTTAACAAATATGTGTTAGTATATGCTAAATTAAATGGTTCAAAATTTGTGCCGCCGCTGCCGCCTGCTGTTCTTGAACCAATAGTTCTACGATATACACTACGCACTTCCACTATTTCTTTTGGTAGAATATAATCATTAGTGTCCAGTTTAAATTCTAAAAAGTAATAACCTTCTTCTACGCTATTGCTACTACGTTGTCTAAACTTAGCAAGAGCTTTATTCAATGCAGTTTCATAATGAATTGGGTCTAATTCCACATCTACCATGCCATCGCCCAACATGGCTTTACAATATCTGTAAACGTTTTCCCTTTCTTGAACAATAGTAGTATCTGGTGCCATATTAGTTCTCCCTGTATATTTAGCAGCTGATAAATATCATATGCCTAGACTCAGCCTTTACCGTCCAGAAAGAGGAAACGATTATAAATTCATAGATCGTCAGATCAGTGAAATGTTCGCCATTGGCGGTACTGATTTCTACTTACATAAATATTTAGGTGTAAAAAGTTCAGCAGCAAATGCCAGTGCTGCTACGCCTTTTTATACCAAAGACGGTGTTACGCCAGATTATAATCCTACTCAAATACAAGATTTACTGTTATTAGAAAATAGAGATAGAAAATATGACCCCAGTATCTATAAGATTAGAGGGCATTATAATGTACAAAACTTAGACTTTAACCTAAGCCAATTTGGCCTGTTTATTGATAATGACACCGTGTTTGCCACTGTACATATTAACGATTGGATACAGACCATAGGACGTAAACCAATCAGTGGTGACGTAGTTGAAATGCCTCACCTAAAAGACGAGTTTGCTCTAAACGATTATAATATTGCCCTACCGAGATACTTTGTTATTGAAGATGTCAGCAGAGCCAGTGAAGGTTATAGCATAACTTGGTGGCCACATTTATATAGATTAAAACTTAAGAAAATTACAGACTCACAACAGTTTGCTGACATATTGGATCAACCTATTTCAGATGCCAATGGTGATCCTACAAATCAAACCTTACGTGATGTATTAAGCACCAAAGGCAAAGAATTAGAAATTAATGACTCAATTATAACACAAGCCGAGGCTGACACACCGCTTAGTGGCTATGAGACTAGACAATTTTATACACTGGCCGTAGATCCTACGAATGGCAATCCCATATTGGAAACAGCTGATGAAACCACAGTCGACGCCAGTAGCATGGGCCTAGACACCAGTCGATTACATGGTCGTGCTGTTAGAAGTGGGTATGTGGGATATTTGTTAGGTGATGGGTTCCCACCTAATGGCTATGATTTTGGTCATGGCGTAACATTTCCAGCCAGTCCATACCTCAATGATTATTACTTAAGAACTGATTTTGCACCAAATAGACTGTTTAGATATGACGGTGTTCGTTGGATCAAAGTGGAGGATGCTGTACGTCACAAACTGACCAACACTGACGATAGAACAACTCAGAAAACTGGATTTATCAACAATAATAATGTCAATATCATTGGTGGCAAAGAGGTTCCAGAAAGACAGGCGTTGAGCAAAGCACTTAAACCTAAGGCAGATCTTTAATGCAATTTTTTTATGATGGTCAGATAAGACGTTATCTTATACAAACTATAAGATTACTCAGTAATTTTGTTGTAAAATATGGTGATGGCACCCTAGCAAGAGTGCCTGTTATGTATGGCGATCAAGATCGTCAAGTTGGTAATATTATTAGACAAAACAGTGAAAATAAAATTAACAGCATGCCAAGAATTGCTGTATACATTAGTAGTCTTGAAATGGAAAAAGACAGATTAGCCGATGCAACTTTTGTGGGCAAAATGAACATAAGAGAACGCGATATAGAATTCAATCCAGAAACAGGCAGAGACGAATATACCAGCACCGAAGGCACCAATTACACTATAGAAAGAATCATGCCTACACCTTATAAACTCACAGTAAAGGCAGATATTTGGACATCAAGCACCGAACAAAAATTACAGCTTTTAGAACAAATGATGATGTTGTTCAATCCCAGTCTTGAAATTCAAACCAATGACAATTATGTGGATTGGACCAGTTTAAGTGTGATCTATATGGATGGTATAAATTTTAGTAGCCGTTCAATTCCAACAGGAACCGATAGCCCTATAGATATTGCTACTATGACTTTGAGTATGCCTATATGGATCAGTCCTCCAAGTAAAGTAAAACGACTAGGTGTCATCGAAAGTGTATCCATGGGCATGTTCAGTCAAATAGGAAAAAATAGTGGCGGGTACATTGATGGATTAGGTGTAGATGATGGTGGTGCAACACCCACACAATTAAACAATGTAGGAGCTGCTGCCACAGTCATAGACAATTATAATCTTATTGTATATGGGGGACAAGCTAGAATATTTAATCCAGAAGCTAGTGGGTCACATAAAAATGATTTGATAAATGTTGACATAAAGTCAGAACAAAGTGTCAACTGGAATATGATATTTGACAAGCATGTTGGTCAATGGGATTCTAGAACTAGCAAAATATTTTTACTTCAGCCTAATGGCACTGAAGTCGTTGGTACTATTGCTGTTAATCCATTAGATACAACCATATTAAATATAGAATGGATCACAGATACTTACCCAAGCAACACCGATTTGATCAGTGAATATCGAACCAATAGTCCAGGAACATTTGATGCTATTATTGATCCAAAAACCAAAGGTCCCAACAGTGGCTTACCAGCATCTACTGTTGGAACTAGATATTTGATCATTGATAATATCGGTGGTGGTATTAGGGAAACACTTGTAGCAGAAAATTCCAGCAATAGAATAGACACTACTATAGATTATCATAAAGTTTTAAGAACTGAAATATATGTCAATAATGAGTCAGTAGATTTTGACGTATTAAATATTCAAGGAAAATTAGTAATTAGATTAACCAATTCGGCACAAATAGATGATACAATAACTTATGAATTGTTTGTTAATGAAGACGGTCCTGATGCTTGGAAAAACAGTGATGGCACTGATTTTATAGCCAACACCAACGACATAATTGAATGGACTGGAACAAAATGGCGTGTGTTATTTGATAGTACAGCATCAAGAAATGTCATAAGATATTTAACTAACATATATACTAACGTTCAATATAGATGGAATGGAATTAGTTGGGTTAAAAGTTTTGAGGGCGAATACCTCAAAGGATATTGGCGTATATTGTTATGAAAGATAAAATTGTTTGCAGTGGCGCTTTGTTTTATGCTAAAAATACGGGACGTGTTTTACTGTTACAAAAAGCCAATGGAAAACACAGAGGTACTTGGAGTTTAGTAGGCGGCACTAATGACGCTGGCGAAAATGCTTGGCAAGGTTTAATGCGAGAAATAAACGAAGAATTGGGGTTTGTTCCAGAAATTCTAAAATCAATCCCATTAGAAACGTTTGTTAGCAACGACAGTGTGTTTAATTTTCACACATATCTCTGTTTAGTTGAAGATGAATTCATACCAACTATCAGTGATGAACATGCAGGATGGTCTTGGAGCACAATCGATCTTGCCCCAAAACCATTACATCAAGGACTGCGTAGTAGTTTTAATAATCGTGTTATTAGGACCAAACTACAAACAGTATTTGATGTAATGGACTTGATTTAAAATCCTAAATATTTGCTTCTAATAAATTCTAAATCGTAACGCTGTTCACTTAGATGATGAGGTTTACCCTCCCACGGCTCAAATGAAGGCCAACAAGTACGCCAATACTCACCCCATTTATCAGTCAAATAATCAATATTTAAATCACGTGCAGCATCAACTTTTTGTTGAAATTCTGGATCACGACGTCTTGTATTACCACCATAAAAATGATATTGAGTTTTATCTCCGGCGCCATGATAATAATTAGCGTCTAATCCTAAAATTTTCTTAATTGGTTTATGTACAAGACGCATAATATAATCATCATCTTCACTGTATGCTGGATACATATTTTCATCAAACAATCCATACTGCTTTACCACAGTATCTCTGATTAAAAATAAATCCCAACTACCCACACTGAAGTCGCCTCCATTAGCATGAATCATACCAACTTCTGAGTCATTGCTTATTTTATGATGCATTTCAGCCAACAACCCTGGGCCAAAACTAACATCATCATTTACAATAACCCAATATGGTGCCATCATATAACTTTTAATAATTAAATTCCAAGAAAATGACACACCCATATTAGCTGGCATATGACATACGTGAATTTTTTTAATATATCTATGCTTGATCTTGGCTAGATTATCAAGATCCTCTGTAATTTCACCTTTGCCATTATTATTAACAATGAAGAAATTCTCTACGGGAAAATCCACACTGGCCAACAATCTGGAAACCCAATACGTGTCAAAAACTACTGCTGTACCTATTACTGGAATCATTATTAACCTCTACCTGATAAAACGTAATCTTCGCCTTTCTTAACCCTGTCATTGATAACAATCATTTTGTTCAATATATCTTTGTCAATATACTCGGCACATACCCACCAGTCCTCATAATTACGCCATTCATCTGGTGCAATATCATTAACTACCAAAGTATATCCCTTAGATTTTAAAAATTCTCTTGACAATTCTCTTAAATCTTTTCTTTCTGTATTATAGTGATCGTGCTCAAAGGTAATAACTTTGAATTTGTATTCATCAAACGGAATCTTTTTCAATATCTCAAAAGTCACTTCAGCTGGGTCACAATCTAATTGTAGATAATCCACAGCTGGCCCCAAATTCATTTCTCTAATAATCTTAGCATAATCAATTTCTAGTGCATTTTTAATTAGGAAAGGTGTACGACGTTCTGTACTAACTTGGCGTTCATCTAAATCAATACTGATTCCCCGCCAATTAAATTGACGTTCTAGCAACGCTGTATTATTTCCATAAAAAGGCCTGCCAGCACCAATTTCAATAAACGTGCCATCCCTTTTTCCATTAAGCATACTTAAAACAAACATATCTTGGTATGCTTCACTATAATTTGTTTCAATAGTTTCTGAACCTGGGAAGGAGTGTCTTAGCTTATGATGCTTGGAAGGCTCAAAATTATCAAAAGGAATTTCTACATAGTTACTCATGTATTTTAAGTTATTATAAATGATTTTTTTGTAGTCTTCTGAAAGTTCTTTTGAACGCATTAACTCTTTAAACAAACTACGAGATTCATCACACAATCCACAATGCCAACTGCTTAGAGCTTTTTGAAATCTAATAGCATCTCGACCTGGATATCCTATGTCTGTTCGCAATCCATTTACAACATCACTGGCAACACTTTCACCAATACTGGCTGCTGTATAACATTCATTCCAATGTCCATCTTCTGGCTTTCTTTCATAAAATCTACTGAGATGATAGTATGCTTCAGGACGTTTTGGCTGCAAAGCTACTGCATGAAGTAGTAGACCTTTTACAGTAAAGTTCCTAGAACCTTGACGTTCAAAACACAATGCTGCTCTAAGCAAACATTCATAACGTAAAAGATCATCGTCAGTGCGTTCAGCTGTTCTTAAAAAGAAACTGACTGCACTAGCCGATTGACCTAACAAGTCATACTCTAATCCTATGGCAAAATTGCGTTCAGGATCTGTTGGATCTTTAATGTATTCTAATAAATGAGGTTGAATTTTATCTGCTTCAAGCATAATGATCTATATCCAGTATATTTAAATGTGCAACATCTACGTTGCCTAAAAAATGATAGTTGTTAGTTAGTATAAGGTGTAAAATACGTTCACCAAAAAAGTCATAAAATCTAATTTGCTGATTTCTATTGTATATTTCAGGAAGAAAAGCAGCGTAATTAGCGTGAAATTCAAACAATACAGTGAAAAGGACTTCACAAATACGATTGAAAGTAATATAATCTGCTGTAAACATATGAAATGGTATGAGATATTTGTAATTTCTTAACCCATTAATCATATCAACTGTAATTGGAATTCTTCGATCCCCTGCTAAACCATAAAGTAATTGCCATCCTAAATTATTATGGCAATGACTAAAATGATCATAGACATTATCCACATGAGGCGCAAACCCTTTTATAGCTGTAACTATATCTTTGGCTTCAGGAACATATACTCTATTAGGTTTTAGATCGAATTCCTCATCCCAATAAATTCTATATGTGTTAGTGCCTTTATATTCATGTTGGGCGTTCTTCCAAACCCAATATAATCCAGTTAAACTACCAAAATCGTTGTTCATATGGCTAATACTTTCACCAATATTATCCATAATGAACCCCTTATTTTGTAGGGCAGCATAATCCGCGTGATTATAATTCACAGCGCCACACATGATGTTTCGCTGATCAAACTGAATTTTTTTATGTTCCTTGCCTACGTAGCAAAGACAGTACATTCCTAAATCTATCATATAACATAGTTATCTATGCTAGTATTATACTGGAATTTTTTAAATTGTCAAGATTAACCTATTCGAACTATACTGATTTTACTTGCTGTAGCACCAGTTCCTAATATGGTAATTGCGTTATTGGCAAACCAACTAACAGTATCCCCAACATTATCTATAGGAAATATGTCTATTATTGTGCCTCTTCTAACTGCTGTTGAATATAGCTGCAAATATTTTGTGGGCGTATCCGCTCCATTGAGTCTGCCCCAAAAATCACTAATTGGCATAGCATCACCGCCACCTGCTGCACCTAAATTATAGTTT